CACGTGCCCGAGCTTGTCATGACGTACCAGAGCGGATCGCACTGTGACGCCTTGGACTTCTCTGTGCAGCTGAAATTCGCCCACGCTTTCCCAGTCTTCGAGCTGACGCCTTCGCGCCAAATTCGACTCCCATGTACGCAGCGCGGAGCTTCCGCTAATACTTCAGCTCCGATTTTTTCTGTGATTGCTTCAATCGCTGATCCGATATTGGGCATCCCTACATCCTGCGAGATAGCCCATGGATCTTCATTAGCCGCTTTAGCTAGTGCCGCATCACTGTGCTCAACCTGCTCCATATTCTGACGCGTTGGTCGTGCGTTCGATACGCCTTCCGGCAGATTGACAGCGCCGAGAACGAGATTCAACGACCTGCCAATTGCAGAGCTGACGGTGTCTTCGACGTACCACTTCTTCATCTGAACATTGTAAGTAGAGACGTGTCCAAATGCGTAGTCGATGCCGGCTGGCAGTGTGTCATCGCTCTGACGATAGACGCGAGCTTCTACGAGAATGTATCCGTCTTTAGCTGAGAAGTCGATGATCGATGTCTCGATGCGACCTGTGCTGAATGTCTTTTGAAATCTGGCTATTCTGGCAGCGATGTCTTCGTATCCGTCCAAGAAGCTCATCGTGAGTTCTCCTTAGCTGAGATGTGGCGTGATACTGCGCGGCCGCGTAAGTAGCCTTCACGCTGTCCGTCTTTGAGTCCAATTGAATATCCAATCATCATGAAGAGGCCACACAATAAGACAATGGCAATCCACATCTGGATTATTTCGAAGTTTGTCATTTGATGCTCCCAAATCTAGGAAGCTGCGTTCGAGCTCCCTGTCGGAAGCGTGACGGATAGAGCTGACATCGTCAAGAATCGCGCTCAATTTTCGGCGTGTCTTCGACGGATTTCGGCTTATCTTTAAGTCCATTCGAAGCTAGGACAGATCCCAGAGCTCCGGTCAAGAAAATTGTGAGCGTTGAAAGAAGCTCGATGAAAGCTCTGTCATTAGGAGCTTGATCGCCTAGCGGCTGAGTGACGAAGATTAGCGCGTAGAGCATTCCGGCGACTGAAAAGCAAAAAGTCGCAGCTAATACGACTCCGATGAATACGATGAGCCGAGCTTTAAGCTGCTCATTACTGTAACGGTGCGGCTTCACGCGGATCATGCCCGAAGATATCTTCTGTGCAGACGCCTTGCGCCTTACATTGTGGCGGATTGCATTCTGGAGCATCCCAGTTCTCGAAGAGTTGGCAGTCATATCTCGTCCATCCTTGGTAAGCGCACGACGACAGCGAAAGGATTATCCCCACTCCAATCGCTGCCGCCAGTGCTTTCGGAATCACTTTCCCTTTGAAATCCCGAATGATGCGTCTGCTGGATTAAGGAAACGAAGAATTACCGGCAAGACAGCGGCAAGGCCGGCCATACCAATCGTCTTCGGATCTGTCACGCCGGCCATGTAGACGGCCAGTGATGCGGCTAGGAATGACCTTAGCCACGATGCCCCGATTGCTTGGATTTGTTTCATTTCTTCTTACCTTTCTTGGGAGCTTCATCTGGAATCTCCACAGCTGGATATTCTCCCGAATATGTAACGAGCTTAGGCCTAGCGAATCCGACAACTTCTTTCCCGATAAATCTGCGCTTAATCATTACCATTCCGCCATTACGCTGATCTCCGCTGCCGGATGTATTACCTTCCACGCAGATCACTGAAGTCGAGCCAGCTTTTACGACGATGCCAATATGTGAAATCCTATCGATGCCGTCATGTGGAAAGTCCATAAAGCATAAGTCGCCGACTTGCGGCTTGGCGTCAATCCAGCGGCCAAGATCTTTCATTTTATTAGCTCCGGCAGCTGTTGAGACCATCGATGGAATCTTGATGCCAGCTTGATCTGCGCACCAATTGACGAACGATCCGCACCATGGCAAGCCATCGGCTTTCATAAATTTTCCGTACTTGGTCAGATTGTCGCCTTCTTCAATCGTGCCGACTTCTGCCAGTGCTACTTCGACGAGTCGAGCAGCTGTGCCGGTTGGATAGATCATTGAAGAAGTGCTGAAATCTGTGCGTCTGTAAAACCAAGCTCTTTCAATTTTGCCAAGCCTTCTTGACGATTAAGCATAAAAATTTCTTCTTCAGTTGGTGCAGCAACATGGGCAGCGATTGCCGCTTTCAATTCTTCCTCGGTTACTGTTGAATCATCTGAAACACAAATGACTTTTTTCTTTGGATCGTTGAAATCAGCGCTCAAACCTTGGCCGCCCAATTCTTTGTCCAATTGAGTTAGGTTTATTTCTTTTGCAGTTGTTATCATCATTTATCCTTAGTTAAGTCTCATTACAAAAATACGACGATTTGCGAATGGAGAACTGTTTGTGACTGTTACTCTGTATTTGGATGTAAAAGTGTTTGAACCAGCAGTTACTGTTGCCACACTTGCGTAACTTAATTGAGCATTTACAGTATCATTTCCACCTTTTCTAAAAGCGACTGCCCAATTATCCGAAGCGGCAGTCGTTGTTGCGCCGCTTATTGCATAACTCATATAACCTGTGTTATCACTCAAAGCAGGATTTATGAAAGCGCTAACTATTACGAGAACGCTTGTTGATGTTGTAAGAGTTACCGCCGGACCTGCGGTTGTTAAGTCTGTATAACTTGTACTAGTTGTGCTTTGTGATGTTAAAACTTCTGCACTTGCAGTTGTTGGATTAGCCGCTGGCGCATTTTGCCATGAAGGAAGTCCACCTGAAACTTGCAAAACTTGACCAGTAGTTCCAATTCCTAGACGTGCCGGAGTATTGGCTGCGCTTGCATAGATAACGTCTCCGGTAGTTGTCAATAATGTATCCGGAATCTGTGCATCGATTTGCGCTTTAAGCGTTGTGTCGATGGACGATCCAAGTGTGCGAATCGCAGACGCTCCATCTTTAACGAGAGCCGTATTGTCTGGAGTTGTCCAGCCATAGTTCGTCGTCGTTGCCATATTTTCTCCTTATGTCTAGGACACTAGTGTGGCGTATTCCCACGTTAATGTCGGTGATATTGTATTCCATGTCTCTGGAGCTGGTACATCGATCCACTTCATAGCTTGCAAGCTGTAAGCGACCGGAGACAGATTGATTGTCAAGCTGAGTCGATTGTATGAAGACGAGAATGTCCAGCCCTCGACGAATCCTTGAAATGTGCCGCCAATCATGTTCACCGGCAAGTCAGTGACATCCACCGGCAAGCCCATAAAGATGCCAAGCAAATCATCGCGATCTGTGTCATCGATTTCGGAATTCGTCAGCTCGAAACTGAGAGATTTGAAGATGTCGGATGGATAGGCTCGAAGCTCCAAATAAAAATTTGCTTGACTGAGAGCATCGGCTGAATTGTGCAGAGTGGTCGTGACGATGTAGCCCTGCTGACCATAGGTTGCAATCGATGTCGCATCACTGGCAGATTCTTCAGCTGAAGATGTTGAGTTGTATTTGACCGTCACCGAGTTGCGAAGATCGCCGGTGCGACGTGCCACTGAAATTCCATTGGCGAGCGCGTGATTAGCTGAGAGCTCGCTGTATCCATTAGCTGCAAGATATTCGCTGCGATGCGTTGCATCGGCGTAGCAGATTCGCCCTTGGCCGTCTTCGTATAAGTAGCCAAGTCCAGAGACGGCAATCCCAGTCACGATGCTGAGTGCTGTGGCGCGTGATGATGATCGATGTGCAATCTCATAGTCGCCGGTATCAATTTCGCCAATTCCAGAATTCTCAGCGTTCGCCCACGTCGTTGTCGGATTGTAAGTCGCCCACGTCAAAGCTGGCGGCACTTCTTCCCATGTGTTAAAGAGCAGCGGCTCTAGGATGTCATAGATCTGCTCTCCGTCAAGCTCTTTCGGCAAGACTCCATCGACGAGAATCTTGGCAAGCTTGGCCAGTGCTCCCATGGCGATAATCTTGATGGATTGAGTGACCAAGACTGATCCTGCGCTGCGGATTGTCTGTGAGATGTCTGTGACATATCCGCCGAAGATTGGCACGAATGTGCCTGTTGAATCTTGCACTTGGATGGCAATCTGATCATTCAAATCGGCTGCGATTGTTTGCTCTTCGTCTAGGTTGATAATCTCGACCGAGCAGTATCCGGCAGCTGGCTGGACGTAGAAGTCAGTACGACCGGACGTGATTGACAGATTCGAGAGAGTTATGTCTGTGTAATCGATGCCGCCGATTGTGACTAACCAGACTGGAGACCAGTTGCTCATAAGCGGCTGAAAGCTCCGACGGTTGAGACTATGCCGCCGCGAGCTGAAGAGTCTTGAAATACCTGCTCGACGGCTCGTGCTGCGCCTTCTGGATCGCCGACGATGCCCATGTTGATATTGATTGTCTGTGCGTCTGCTAGACGTCCGGAGCTGATATTGCTGCCGCTCGATGGAGTAGCTGTCAGAGCGTTGGCTTGATTCTCCAAGACTTTGAATTCCTTTGTAAGTGCATCGAGCTGTTTAAGCCCTGCGCTCTTACTGATGCCACCGGTATCGACCAAGAATTGAAGATCCGAGAATTTGCCGCTGATGTCAGTCAGACGATCGACCAGATTCTTTGCGCTAGTTGCACCGCTTGGCGACATGATTGATCCACCACCACCACCGCCACCGCCACCGCCGGATATGCCACCACCGCCAAATCCACCACCACCGCCGCCAGAGATTCCGCTGCTCGATGATCCGTTCAAATATGTGCCGGACTGAATTGGATTTGAGCCGCCAGCTCCACCACCGCCGTCATTATTGTTGGCCAGAGCATTTGCGCCAGCTAATACGGCAGCACCAATCGCCACAGCTGCAACGCCGAGAAGCGGATTGAGAGCGAATGCTGAAGCGACACCGGCGACGATTGCAGAAGCTTTAAGAGCGTTATACACGGCGATGAGACCTTTGACGGCTGCGATTGTTGCAGTGACGCCAGCTGCAATCTTTGAGACGACGAAGACTCCAGCTATGACTCCACCGAGAATGATGAGCTCATCTTTGAAAGCGACAATCGTTTTGATTAGCCCTCTGACGCGCTCGCCCCATTCGAATGCGGCCTTGGCTGACTGATCTATCCCATCGACGAATCCATCTTGGCCAGTAAGTCCAGCGACGAAGAGATTGATATTTGGAATCATGACATTGAGCAAATATGTGGCAAGTCTTTCGACCACTGGCAGAAGAGCTGCGCCGATAGATTCTTGCGCTTCGTCGATTGCTATCTTGACGCGTTCAAATTTCTTGGCAGTTGTCTCAGCTTCATTCTCTGCAAAGTTTCCGAATGTCTGAGTAAGCTGCTGCATGATCGCATTTGTGTCTTTTGATTTGAGCAGATTGGCATCGAGACCAAGACCAAGACGACCGAGTGAAGCTGCGTTGCCGTCGTAGGCTTTGCCTAACGCATTGGAGACGGCTTCGAGCGGCTTGCCGGTTGCGGCTGAAATATCGAGCGAAAGATTGAGAAGCTTCTGAGCTTCTTCGACGTCATTTGTTGATCGAGCTAATCTGGAGAATGCTGGACGAAGCTGGTCATCTGTGACACCGATTGCGAGCGATGTCTTGTCAATCCACGCACCGACTGACGCAATCTGCGCATCTGTGGCGGATGTAGAAGCTTTGAGAGTTTCGGTGAGCTTGCGCTGTGCAGCTTCATCATCGAGCGCATTCTTGATGGCCTTGGCTGCATAAGCTCCGGCGGCTGCTCCGGCGGCTGCGAATGCGAGCGCGGCCTTCTTGCCGAAATCTGTGACACGATCGCCGAAGCTTTGGACTTCACCGGTCGCGCTTTTGACTCCCTTTTTAAGCTCGTCAAGATCGGCGTCGAACGTGACTTTGACTTTTGGAATTCCGGCCATTACGCGAGACCCACCTTCTTGACGACGTCTTGGATCAGCTGGATATATTCCTTAGCCACTATTGGCGTGTAATAGTCCACAGCTGGATTGATCCAATATCCGCTTTTCTTTGGAGCAGCTTTGAATCGATTTGTGTATTTGCGATTTATCTCATCGACTCCAGCATGGCCGCCGAATTCTGTGCCCCATAGAAGAGCTCCGGCTGGAGCTTGTTGTTGGCGGACTCTCGTCTTGCCATTCTTAGAAGTCTCGCCACCGTATTTGCGACCGACCTTCTTTGATCCACCAATATCGACGCGAATGAGACGATCGCGTGGAGTCGAAATTGACTGAGCGACGAGCTTTGTCTGTGGAGCTGGAGCACTCTGCGAATACATAAAGAGCTGACCAGCTAGACGCTTGGACATCATTTGAGCCTTGTCGCGGATTTCATTCTGCGAATCTTTCGGCAAAGCTGACAGAAGCGAGAAGAGCTGTTTGAGCTGTAGCGGCTCGACTTGGATCGAGACACGACCCTGACCGCTAGCTGTTGCCATTTCTTTTCTCCAGAATCTCGATTGCTGTATATACGTCTTCAGCTGTTTCGAATTCGCTCCGAGGCTGGCCTGTTGCGATGGCCAGCTCCCAGAGCAATCGATTCACACTTCCGACGTCGTAGCTTTTGGGCTGGAGTCACCGACTTGAATGTCTGAGACTCCCTCTGCCCATGCTTCGAACGGTTTGACTGGCTTGCCAGCTGCCTCACGCTTCATCGCGTGATACGCCAAGAAGAGAAGATCAGAGACTCCGATCTTGTCTTGCGCGTGGCTGATGGTGTTACCAGTCTTCTGCTCCCATTTCATCCACTCCGGTGGAGCGGCTGTGAATGTAGCTTCTTCGCCGTTTTGATATTGAATTGTGATTGGTAGTTTCATGCTCCCGATTCCTTATCTCTTAGCTGAATGTCTCTGTTGGTGTTGCTAACACTGTGAATGATAGCGATACTGTCTGCGCGCTTGGTGCTGCACCGCCGACGGCTGGATATACCGGCAAGACGTTGAACGCAAAGACTGCTCCGGTTGTAGCTGTAAAGCTGCAAGCTAGACCTGTGTTCGGTGCTGTTTCTGTAGCTGTCCATAGAGCTTCGCAAAGTGATCCTGCTGCGCCCCAGTCTGCAAGCATTTCGACATCAAATGTCCATGTGTCATCGATGTGACGGAATACTTTTCCATCGAGTGTCTGATATGCGTCGATGGTTGGTGAGTTTGAAAGAACTGCGGATGTAGCTTGTGCATCGTAATTTACCGTGGCGATCGTCAATACTAGATCGCGTCCGGTTATGACGGTCGTTGGCATTATGGTGCTCCTTTAGTTGGTTTGTTGGTAGCGAGTAGTGACTTCGATTTCAGCGGCCAAGACTTCAGATCCCGAAGCGAGAAGCTGCGGAGTCGGATTCGAGATTGCGCCGATTTCGTATCCAGCCGGCAAAGCGGCCAGAATGCTGATAATGAGCTGCTCGATGTTGTCGAGTGAAGCTGCATTTGAGTACGAAGCGACTCCCACGACGATCATGAGATTGACTTTCGTGCGGACGGTGTTTTTCGTAAAGACTTCGATTTCCAGATATGGATTCATCGGCAAGACTGCCGCGAATGGCACAATCGGACTCTCTGGAATTACGTCATAGACGTTAGCTGTGATCGATGCGAGCTGAGTCTTCAGTGCGCCACGGACATCGACTGCGATTGATGACGCTGGCACTATTGCACCATAGTCTCAACGTCGAGATATGGCTGGAGCAAAGCTGAGACACGATTGAGCAAGCTGCGACCCATGCGATACGGAGTACCGGCAAAGTCCACGCCTTCAATCTGACCGCCGGCAGCTGTGCGGCTCTGGAAAATTTCAATAGAGACGGCATACATCGCACTCTCGATCGCTGGAGTCGCGGCATAAAGTTGAGCCGCGGAATATCCTGAGAGAGTAGCTGTGCCGCTTGGAATGATTGGACGACGTGTGACATCTGCATTTGTCACGGCTGCCGTGAAATAGTAATCGGACACCGCGACGACTGTGTGAGTCGCTGCGAATGGTGCTGGAAGTCCGGCGACTACGACCGATTGACCAGCGACGAAATTGTGTGGACGTGATGTGTAGAAGTAAGCGACATTTGCGTCAAGTTTATATTCATCGACTGCGACTTGATTTTGAGTCAATAGCGGCAGAATTACATTCTCCGTTGAATCGATAATCTGCTCCAGATAAGCATCAGAGTAGAGAGAAGAGCTCACGCCTAGGACGGATCGCAGCTGTGCGGCTGTAATGATTGTTGGCATGAGCTCTTCCCTTTCTACTGCTCGACCGCCTTCGGGAGCGACGACGGTCGATGATTAGTTTGTGGCGATTAAGCCTTGTTATTCTTGAAAGCTCCTGCGGCAATCTTTGTCGCAATCGCTCCGAATGAATAGACGCCCACGGTGATTGATCCGTCAGCTGTTGATTCTGCGCGTAGTTGGTAATTTGTTCCCTCATACCATGTGTACGCATCTGGATTGACGATGAGCAGTGTGCCGTCGCCATCTCCTCCATTTGTTGGATCGACGTAAAGATTCAATCCGGCGACATTTCCTGTCAAGCTTGTTGGCACGGCCACGCCAGCTTGGTTCATTGGATTTGTAACTTGTGAATAAATTGGTCGCCCAGCGTCGTTTAGTGTCATTAAATTGCTCCACTGGCCAGTCGATGCAATTAAATTGCGAGCGAATGGATTTGGAAGACCAGCTGTTGCACCATATACAGACGCAGCACCACGACCAACAATTCCGAGAAGCTCTGTTGCTGTTGGATATGTTGCAACTGTTGTAGCATCAAGTGAAGCACCTGAAATAAGTGCTGCGTTCACTGTTGCATTTTGTTGCTTCGCCATGGCTGCAACCATATTGCGGAGAAGCTCGTCATAGAATTGTGGCGACGTGCGTGTGAGAAGCTCCACGCTGAATTTTTGCTGGCCGGCGAACTTCTGGACACTCACCGAAATGAACGCGCTGTTTTGATCGGTATCTGTGAACGCTGCATCTTCAGCGACAACTCCAACGGCCGGAGCTTGTGTGATTTTTGGAATTTCGAAAGTCATGCCGGCATCTGGAAGAGTACCGCGTGAAATTGCATCGATTGATGGACGGATCGTTGTTGAAAGTCCGTTCACAACTTCAGCGAGCTGACGTGTTGGCACGAGACCAGCATTGTCAGTGGTGTTGTCAGCTGCGAGAACGTACTGACGAGCATCTTCGTCTCCCATTGATGCTTTGATTT